GCTCGACACGGTGGAGCGGCGGTTCGGCCTGCGGACGCGGACGCTGAGCCTAGGCATGATCGCGGCGGCGGACCGGCTGTTCACGATCAATGAGGGCAATGTGCTGTCGTCGGCTTTTCATCAGGCGGTGTGGCCCGGCGAGCTCGGCCTCGACAATGCGATCGACGTTGGCACGACGGTGGCCTGGCGCGTGAAGGCGCCGCCGCGCGGGAGCGTGGCCGGTGGCGGTGGCGCGGGCGGCGGCGGCGGCGGTGGTCTCTTCAACGTAGCCGCGCTGAGCTGAGATGATGCCCAAGCGCAAGAAAACGCCGGAGCTCATCCGGCGGCAGCGGGCGCTCGCCTTCGTGGTGGGGAAGTACAAGGGCCGCGCCTGCGACTTCAGGACCGCCGATTGCGTGCGCATGGCGCGCACCCTGCTGGTGAAGATGGGTCATCGGAAGCTGCCGAAGCTGCCGCGCTATTCCTCGCTGGTAGGCGCGAAGCGGGCGCTGGCGCAGCGCGGATGGAAGGGCACCGCCGAGATGCTCGACGCGGTCCTGCCGGGCCGCCGGATTGCGCCCTCCACCATGTGGCCCGGTGACCTGGCCGTGGTGCCGGATGACCAAGGGCTGGGGGCAATCTGGATCAGGGTCGACAATGGCCGAATGCTCGGCTGGCATCAGGATGCGGAGGAGGCGGTGATCATCGCCCCGCACCGGATCGACATGGCGTGGAGGGTCTAACGTGACGCCACTGGCTCACCGCATCGTCAAAGAGCTGACGCTGCCGGCGAAGGACCGGGGGATGACGGTTCACGATCCAGATGGGGTGGCGCGGCTTCTGTCCGACACGCACTGTTTTGATTTCTCCAATGTGATGCCCCTCTTGCAAGAGGTGCGATGCCTGCTGCCCGAGCGGGGCTCTCTCGCCAATGCATGCCAAACTCTAGGCGAAAGGGCTTTCCTACCCGCCGACAAGACCTGGATAGAGTGCGTGATGCCCGGCTCCCGCCTTGGGTATCTCTTGGTTCGGCACGGCTCAGGAGCGGCCTTGTTCACGGCAATCGCCGGCGACACCGGACTGGCTGGAGCTATGTTTGTCGGCCACATTCCCATCGAAGATTCCAGCTTCATTCCTAGGCTTCACAAGAACTGGACAGCAGAACAATTGGCAGGGGACATGTCGCGCATCTACGCGGCCCTAGCGATCATCAACACGCCCCGCCTCATTGGTCGCAAGCAGCACATGCCGCATCGGGGGCTGGAGCGGAGGCTAGCGAACGCAAAGGGGCTCGTGGGTAAGTTCCCGCTTCACGCGTGGACTGAACTGACTCTGTCGGTGTCCGCCATGATGACGGAAGCGGACGGCACGGTTCACGAGGCCCACTACACTGGCGAGAAGTGCTTGCATTTCTGCCGAGCTCACTTGCGGGTGAGGAACGGACGGCTCGAGCAGGTGAAGGCTCACTGGCGCGGCAACCCGGCACTTGGGATCAAGCGCACCCGCTACAGGTTGGCGGCCTGACGTGGCCAAGGCGCTAGGCTTCGTCGGGACAGTCGTGGGGCTGGCCGCCTCGGTTCTGCCGAGCCCACTCCAGCCCTTCGCCATTGCGGCGTCTGTCGCCCTGAATATCGGTTCGGGCCTGCTTCAGAAGAAGCCGCCGGTGCTGGGCTCGCCCAACGACATCAGGATAGGGTCCAACAATCCGACGCCCTGCATCCTGGGGCGCACTTATACCGGCGCCACGATGGTGCACGACGTCGGCTATGGGCCGACCAGCGGCGGCATCCCCAACCCGTATCGGTCCATGGTCTTCGTCGGCAGCGTCGGCCCGATCGAGCAGTTTGAGAGCTTTCAGGTGGAGCACGCGCCCGTCGCATTCAGCGGCGGCAATGCGGTCGGCTACTATCACAATTTCATGTACCTCGCGACGAAGCTGGGTGCGACGCCGGACACGGCGCTGGCCGGGCCGTTCGGCGCGATCACCGGCTGGGGCGCCAGTCACAAGCTATCCGGCAAAGCCTCATGGCTGGTGACGCTGAAGGACGACCGGGAGGGGAAGACCTATTCGAGCGGGGTGCCTCGGCTCGGCGCGATTATCAAAGGGCCGAAGGTCTACGATCCGCGGCAGGACGGCACCTATCCGGGCGGCTCAGGGCCGTGCCGCGCGCTCCAGGAGGCCACTTATGTCGGCGGCGCGGCGGCGCAGAACCCGGCCTGCCACGGCCTCACCTATGCGCTTGGCCGCTGGCAGAACGGGAAGAAGGTGTTCGGCGTCGGGCTGGCCGTCGACAGCATCGACTGGCCCGCGTGGGTCGAGTTCGCGAACATCTGCGACGCCAATGGATGGGCGATCGGCGGCAGGATCGAGGAGCCCGGCAGCCGGTGGGATAATCTGAAGCGGATCTGCGAGGCCGGCGGCGGCAAGCCCGCGTGGGTTGGCGGCAAGCTCACGGTGATCTTCCCGCGGCCGCGCGTCGCGCTCGACACGATCGAAGCGGATGACCTGGCCGAGGGCGAGGGGTCGATCCTCGACATTCGCGGCTGGAAAGACCGGCAGAATATCCTGGTCCCGAAGATCAGGCTGGAGACCCACAAGTGGGAGCCCGTGCAGCTCGATCCGGTGCGGGTCGAGGCGTTCATCGCGGCAGATGGAGAGGAGAAGAAGCAGGAGTTCCCGATTGAGCTGGTCCAGGACAAGGACCAGGCGGCCGAACTTGCCGGCTACGAGCTGTGGAACCGGCGCGAGAGAGGGCCGATCGTCCTCAACTGCAAGGTGCGGATGATCGAGTTCAAGGTCGGTGACGCGCTCGCTTTGGGCACCGCGCTGATCGAAGAGCTAGACCCGGAAGGAATGCTGGGACTGGAGGGCATGGCGTACCCGATCATCGGGCGGCGGCTGGACCCTGCCACCGCGACGGTGGAATTGACGCTGGAGACGGACACGGCCGCCAAGCATGTGGCGGTGCTGGGCAGTGCGGGGGGTGCGCCGCCGGCCCCCGCAATCATGACTGGCGAGGAGATGGACGCCGCAGCAGCAGCCCAACGCGGAGCCTGGAAGGTGCTGAGCCGCGACGTCACCTGGCCTTTCACGCCGGGTGACGGATCGATCACCATTGCCGCGCACACCGGCGTCATTGAGGACGGCCGGACCATCACCTTCCCAGCGGATACGATCACCGACCTGACCGAGAGCGTCGCCTACGGCCTGTTCTGGGACTTGGTAGCGGAGGATTATGTGGCCGAGCTGCACCCTGCGCTCGCAGGAAGCGCTAACCGAGCCTTCGTCTTCCTGGGGTGGTCCACGACCTCGAGTGGTGGGACGTTCCCGCCTGGCGAGCCGCCACCCCCCGGGTGGGGTGGGGACGGGCCTGTGAACGACCAGCCAATCTAGCCTGCCATCAACCGGAGAGATCAATGCCAAGCACAGGACGGCGCGACTTGGTCGCGAACCGATGGGAGCCGTTTGTCCACGTCTTCCGCTTCGAAGGGCAGGGGCTGACTGGCGCGACCTTCGCAGCGGAGGTTCGCGACCGGAAGGACGGTGGGTTCGCGCGGGCGGTTCTCGCAACCGTTGGGAGCGCCGGGACCGAAGGCATCACGCTCGTGTCGGTCGCCAATGAGGACGTCGACTTCGGCGGCGACATCGGCGTGGTGAACGTCCCCGTCTCCACCGTCTCGATGCGGATCAACGAGCCGACCATGGAAGCCATGGGAACCGCTCATCTCGCCGCTGGCGCGGCTGAGGTTGGGGACGATGGCTCCATCTGGTGGGACATGCAGATCACGCCAGCGGGCGGCGTCAAATATCGCGCGCTTGAGGGGCAGTTCACGGTGAAAGCCGGAGTGACGGGGAGCAGCGCATAATGGCTGATACGATTGTTCAGGTGCGCGCGGAGAAGACGCTCGTCATCGTCTCGGGCAGTGAGTTGCTATCGCCGCTGGTTTCGGCGGCTGATGCAGCTCGTGTCGGGTCCGAGGCTGCACAGGTCGGTGCTGTTGCTGCTCGCACGGGCGCAGAGACCGCACAGGCCGCCGCCGCCGCCATAGTTCCCACACTCGCCGCGGATCTCGACGGGCTGCCTTGGCTTGCTGCCGAGGCGCTCACGCTCACGGGCGTTGCCGCCGGCCTCGCCTGGAATGCGTCTCTCCGGCAGGTCGCCACTGCGATCAAGTCGACCGACTATGACGGCAGCGCAGTGAGCGGCACCGAGACCTATTACATCGGCGTGTTCAGTCATGGCGACGCGACCTTCGGCGACCGGATCATAGTTCGCCGAGCCTCCGATAATGTGCAAGTCGCAGATACCGGGACCGCCACTGTGACAAAATCAGCGAGTGGACCCACGCGGAGGGTCGCTGGCGGAAGCGGCTACGAGTTCATATTCGACATCGATTATCGGGACATCTCGACCACAGGGGTGATTGTAAACTCCGGGACCAAGACGCCGCTGATGATAAGTCGCGGCATTGGTAAAGCGCATCGCAACCTGGCGGCCCGGAGCGGCTTTCGAGCTCGCAACATCGCCTTCAACCCGGCTGCACTTTCCACTTTGTCGAACCCGACTGTTCAGGGCGGCGGCACCATGCCGAGCCCGGCTGCGGCGAACGCCGCCCTAACTGCGCGCGGAGTGGAGCGGTCCTACGCAATCGGCACCGGCAGCACCGCAACCGCCCTGTACAAGCGTGACCTCTTGCCGAATCCAGCGCGGGCCAACGGTAAATATCTCTACGTTTCCGCCCTCGTATATTCCGCGACCGGGACCAATTGGCCTTCGGGACAATTGGCGGTCTACCTCTATGACGCCGCGACCGGCGGGAATTCCGTGTCGGGCGTCGGCCAGCAGGCCAGCGGCTTCATCCAGATCTCCGCAAACCTGCGCAGCTATTGGACCAAGCTGCGCTTGCCCACTGTCGGGACGCTGGTGGCCGCTGCCTATGGGTTCGATAGCCTCGTAGCCGGCTCTGCTGCGGAGGTCGGCGGATGGACGATGGCCGTGTCGGACGGCTCCATTTGGCCGGAGATGGTGGCCGAGGACGACTGGGTTGGTCACAGCACCCGCGATAGCTGGAGGGACGGCATCGACACGTCCGTCGCCGGTCTCCAAGCCAACAGCCTAGTCAATTATCCATATTTCAATCTCATGCCGAACGGGAACTTCGATCCGAACGGCCTCACGGGAACCTTCCTTGCAACTCCCGTCTATACTGCACCCACGTCTGCGGAGTTCACGCTTCGCAACATCAAACGCGCGACGAAGATGGGCAGTGGAGGCGCTCAATCCTGGGTGAGCGAACGGGTTCTGGATGCCAGCGCCAGCGGGCAATTCTACTTCGCTTCGATGTACGTCTACTCTGCGGACGGCGTCACCTGGGGCGCTCCCGCAATCTACTATTACTCAGGCTGGCCGACCCTCACGCAAGTTGCCGGCATCGCGATGACGTCGTTTGTGCAGATCAGCGCTAACGTCCGCCTCTACTACCGCACCGGTCAATTCACCGTCCGCTCGGACCTTTCGGTTGTCCGTCTCGGCACCGAATCCAGCATCACCGGCTCCGGGGTGAACGTCGAGTATGGCGGCTTCACGTTCGCGCGCCACTCCGCCGCGCTTTCGCTGACCAACACCGCTCGCGATGAATGGTATGGACGCAACACCCGCCCGGAGACGGTGGCCAACGCCGTTGCTCGCAACAACTACGGCACGGCGGGCGTGGCTTACTTCGGCGACAGCATAACGCACGATTATGGCATCCCGGCTCTGCTGCAAAACCGCATCGGCGCCACGGTTCACAATTTAGGTTTCAGAGGCACCCGCTGGGGTCGCACCACAACCGCGACGGCTCCGACCAGCTACAACAACGACATGTCGATGGTTGCTATTGCCGAGTGCATCAGGACGGGAAATTTCACGCCCCTGACCGACGCGGCGGCAAATTACTTCACCGCGACTGGGGACGATTTGCGCGCGCAGGCGGCAGCGGTTGCCGCACTCAATTGGTCGGCGATAACGCATATTCTTTGCGACTATGGGACCAATGATTTCGCGTCCGCGCGCGCGATCGGCGCCGACAACTCCGCGCTGGAGACGGACTTCCGAGGGTCGATCAATCTCACGGTGAGCCGCATCCTGGCCACCTATCCGACTATTCAGCTCGGCTTCGTCACGCCGCAGTGGAGAGGCCCGGCCGCAACGCACGGCGACAGCAACATCAATGCGAACGGCTCAGGTCTGTACCTGGCGGACTATCAAAACGAGATCGCCAAGGCCGGTCGCTTCCACCAAGTGCCTGTCTGCCGAACGCATGAGCTGATCGGCATCAATCTAACCAACAGGGCGACTTACCTCAGCGCGGACGATCTGCACCCGACCTCCTCCGGAGCGAGCCGGAAAGCAACGCGCCTCGGCAAGTGGTTTCAGTCGGTTTTCTGAGCGTGGCTTATGAAGCTTTGCGGGGCCGGCTGCGCTGCTCGGAATTTAGGAGGATCGCGCCATGATCCAGGCCCTCATCATCCTGTCGGGCGTGCACCGCCCAAGTTCCTAGGAGGAGTCGGTGACATGCCACCTGGCAACCCGCATCTTCGGCTTATCCGGCCTGATCCTTTCGCAAACGGCAGCTGCGCCTGTGGCGATGCCCGATGTGACCGCCGCTGGGAGGGCAGCAGCCACCCTGTCGGACTGGCAGACCATAACCTACTTCCTGCTCATCCTGCTGGCCGTGGCGACAGTGGAGCGCATCGTCTCCGCATGGCTGACCAACGCCTCCCGCAAGGCCGAGCGGCAGATGACCGCCCAGGCGCTGGAGCGGCTGGCCGACGCGATGGAGCTGAAATCAAACGACCTGACCGTGAACCTGGCGCTTATTCAGGATACGCTCGGGCGGTGGGAGCGCCGCCAATGAGTGAACCCCACTCGCTGATTGGCTCTTGCCTTCGCGCCGTCTGGAACAAGGCCGTTACGCGCTACACCGACCCCGCCCTGCGGGCTTCGGTGGAGCGCCTGAACACCATCACTTCTGAGATTTTAGACCATCGGGACTCCCCCGCCGACACGATCGACGAGGCGATGCGCCAGATGTTGCGGGAGAGGCATTGATGCGCCTGTTTCTGTTCGTGTTCGTCTACGGGATGCTCGCCCTGACCGGCGCCGCCCTGGCGTGGATCTGGACCCGCATAGCTGTGAAGCGAGTGAACGTGCTCGCCCGGGGCGAGCTTATGGGTGACCGCTACTTCTGGCTTGCTGCTGCCCTGGGCGTCAACTCCATCGGCTCCGTGGTGCTGTTCGGGACGCGCGCCTGGGGGAACATGACCGAAGGCATGACGCCTATGCTCTTTGGCATCGACGGGGCGCTGATCTTCTTCGGCTTGGCCGTGGTGCTGGCAGCCAAGGGCATGATGGTTTGGCTGGCCGATCTGGAGCGCGAACACCCGCGCTGGCTGTGGGGCATGGGCTTAACGACCATCGTGTGGGGCAGCTTTTGCGCCTGGATGGCAAACGAGGGGGGTTTGGGATGAGCGCGCAGAAAAGGTTGTTCGACGCGATTCGCGAAGTGAAGGGCTCGCCCCTCACCCAAGCGGACGTGGACCGCATCAACAAGGCCTTCCTGCCCCCGGCAGTGGAAGTGCCGCGCGGGCTACAAACGGCCCCTGTGGCGGCCCCTGGGCGCGATTATGAGGCGCTTCTGGTCCGGGCTGCAGGTAGGAAGGCCGACGCGAAGATCAGCGCCGTAGCCGCCGCCCTGGCAAAGCACGCGCCCGTCTACGGGCAGGACGCCACGCCGGCCCGCCTGGCTGAGTTCGTGGCGCAGATCGCCAATGAGACGGGCGGCTTCTCCACCTTTGAAGAGAACCTGAATTACCGCGCGGCTCGCCTCGTGCAGGTGTGGCCGAACCGCTTTCCGAACACCGCTGCCGCCGCGCCTTACGCGAACAATCCTGAGGCGCTGGCGAACAAAACCTATGGCGGGCGCATGGGCAATACCGAGCTCGGCGACGGGTGGCGCTTTCGCGGTCGCGGCGCGCTGCAGCTAACGGGCCGCGACAATTACCGGCGCTATGGCCGGCTGCTCAATCTTCCCCTGGAGGACAATCCCGACCTTGCGAGCGACCCTGCGGTGTCGGTCCAGATCGCGCTGGAGTTCTTCAAGCAGGCGGGCGTCAATGCCGCAATCGACCGCGGCGACTTCAGGCAGGCGCGCAAGCTCACCAACGGCGGCTATATCGGCGTCGATGAAGTGGCCCGCATCCGCAACCGGCTCCTGCAGGTGCTGTGATGAACGACAAAGACCGCCCCCGCCTCGCTGTCACCGCGGCGCTGATCGGCCTGTTCGGCTTTGCGGTGGTCGCCCACTATTCAGATGGTCTCGAGGAAACGCTGAAAGCCCTGGTCCTGCTCGCTGCTGGCTATTGGCTGGGCAGCTCCAAGGGCAGCGCGGACAAGAGCGGTGCCCTGCAGGACATCACCCGCGACGGCATCGAGATCAAGCAGCCGGCCAACAACCCGGTTCCGATCAAGGACGTTCAACACGGAGAATGAAGATGAAGATCGACCTGAAAAAGCTGCTCGGCATAGCGACGGCAGCCTACCTGCTCTATCAGTCGAACAAGCCCCAGATTGACGGGCTGGTGCGCGCCGGCAGGGATGCGGTGAAGCCTAAGCCGAGGGCGGGGAAGTAGGTTGCGGGCCGGGCTTGATACCGGCTGGGAGCGACCTGTCGGGGCAATGGCTCCACCTCCCGACTTCATCCGGCCATGCGTGTCCATCCACGCCGCCGCAACCGCTCTCTAAATAGCACGAGGGGCTTGCCAAGTCCAGAGTCGGCGTGCTAGCGACCCTCATGCGCTGCATTCGATCATCCTCCGTACGAACACGGTAGGCGACTAGCGCGCCTGCCTGACGGCGGGTGGCGCTCAGCGGTGGGCAACCGGTCCCGAAAACCGGGCTATCTGCAAGGATAGGGGTTCGACTCCTCCACCCGCCGCCACATTGGGGAAGTAGCTCAGCGGCCAGAGCGGTTGCCCTGCAAGCAATTGGTCGAGGGTTCGAGTCCCTCCTTCTCCACCAATCCTCGTACCTAGTAGCCAGGTCACAGAGGCTACGGCGCTTGCCCGCCCGCTGGAGTAGAAGCCAGCGACGAACATTTAGCCGGTGTAGCTCAATGGCAGAGCAGCGCTTTCGTAAGACGAAGACGGGGGTTCGATTCCTCTCGCCGGCTCCATCTCATTCGCCGAAATCCCGACCCGTCAACCACGCCACCATCTTCTCGCAAGCCTCCTCAGTAGGCCCTAGCTCTGTCATGCGGCCCTTACCGTCCACGACGTAGAGGAAGCCACCTGTCTCCTCAAACTCCCACGGGGGCATGGAGTAGAGTTCTTCGTCAGAGGGCGGGGACGTTTTAGGCATGTTACCTCACCAGAGCAGTTCGATCGCCGACGCCACCAGGCACACGGCTATGAGCCCGATCAGCAGACAGAAGCCGGCGGTGCCAAGGTCGCGGTTCATGGCTGCTTTCTGGATCACTTTGCCGGCGGCGGCAAACCGATCAGCTCGGATGCGGCCACAGCCAGACCACCATCCCAGCGATCAGCAGGATAGTGAGGGCTCCGGATAGGAATTGGTTGGGGCCAGTCATTGGCGATGCCCTTCCAGGCCCACGCTACCCTTGCTTCGCACTGAGCCCGTACCGGCCTCGGCCTGACGGCGGGTATCGCTATCGCGGAAAATGTGGCAGTCGCAGTTCCACTCCCACACACCTTCGCCCGCCCGAGAAGCCGGCTTTAGGCAGCCACTGCATTTTGGCCGCCGTCGTGCGTTGATGATTTTTGCGCCAAACCCAAAGTCTAGCAAAACTTCCTGCACAGCGGCGCCGCGAGCGTTCACGCGCCGCAGGAAGGATTGGGCATCTACATCGACCAAAGGCACGCGGCCGATCGCCGTCCCGCTCCAACCCATCGGGAGAGGGTGGTCCGTCCAGCCGCTTGGATATGCGGCGAAGGCGGGGCGATACTCCTGCGGCAGGGAAGCTGCAACGCGCGCCGGATCGAAGCCCGTCAGGGTCGAGACCGCAGGGCTCGGTTCACGAGAGCCGTCAGCAACGCCGACGCGCCCATCATCCTGTTCCATAATCATCTCTCCCCATAAAAAGACTTAGACACTCCCGTTGGGGGAGGGGTTAGGCTGAAACGAGTTTCATGCTCGATACCGCAGATCGCCAGTCATCGGCGGGTGTGGCTGGCAGCCCAAGGTCGCCAGGGTGAGCAATCGGCATGGCCAACAGGAGGTCGCCGGCCTCCATCTCCCGGATGCCCGAAGCCTCTCTTCGCCGCCGCCGGTGCACATCCTCCATTTGCTCGACGTGGCGGCGCACTGCCGCGATCCCTCCGCCTTCACGCAAGATGGCTTCGGCCGCGCGGAGACCAATCGTGACGCCTGCCTCGAAAGCTTCTTGCTCAGTCCAGGCCATCATCGTCCTCCACTATTAAACTCACCCTCTGGGGAGGGGGTCATGCTGCTTGCTCGGCAGCGAAGTACACGCCGATGATGTTGTGCTGGCAGAACTCGGCCTCGCACACGTCGCCCTTCCAAACGCGGACGTAGGGCAGGTTCGCGTGCAGACCGGACTTGAAGGTGGCTTCGATGTGCGTGACGCCATTGCGGCCAACGACGTAGCCGCCTTGGACATCGGGAATGCTGTCGATGTCTATCGCCCTGATAGGCTGCTGGACGGGATGCTCTTCCATTATGCCACCTCCTTGAAAAGTTGCCCCTGACGTTGGGCTTCCTCGATGCGCCGGCACGCGATGTCGAAATAGGCGGGGATCACCTCAACGCCGACGAACGGCCGCTGCTCGGCAGCACAGGCCACGCCGGTTGAGCCCGAACCCATGAAGGGGTCGCAAATCAGCCCAGAAGGCAGGCTCTGCAGCAGGATGCGGAGCAACCCCACCGGCTTCTCATTCGGATGCTGGCGACCATTCTTCGCCATGCTCTGCACGGGCGGATGATAGACGACTGCCCCCTTGTCGCGCCTGCCCACAAAGCCCCGGTTGATGACGTAGATTTCTTCGGTGGTCGGCTTCCACGGCAGCGTCAGGTCGCCCATGCCGAGTGCAGGCCCCTTGTCCCAGGTCAGCGTCATCTTGTGCTTGGGTGGCAGCGGCGCCTTACGCGAACCGAACATGAGCATCGGCACCTCACCAAGCATGTTGATCGCAGCATCCCGCGCGGCCGTGCATTCGTCGCCCGCAATGAGGTCGCCGCCGGACCAAAGCTCAGCTGTCGCGTGTCCGCTCTTGTAGCCGATGCCGAAAGGAGGGTCCGACAAGACGGCCGCCACACCCCGCAGCATGGGCAGCACGGCCCGGCAGTCCGCTAGGTAGAGCGCAGCGTTGCCGATCTGCTCGCGCCGGAGGTTAGACAATGCCGCTCTCCCGCGCTGGGGTGGAAAAGCGCGGAAAAAGCTCGGTTAGACAGGGATCGCGTTGAAAAGGCTCACTTGTTGCCGTCCCTCCACTCCTGCCAACCTGCCCGGAAAACCCTTTTGTCATCGCGACTTAGCTCCTCTGATTGTCTAACCCAAAAAATAGGTTAGACAATGTTCTTTCCGGTTCCCGCTTCGGACACTTCCTGTTCCCAAGCCACAACAGCGTCCAATGCGCCCGCCGCAAGCCGCCGCTGATTGGCCCCGGCGACATAGAGCGCCACCTCCCGATCGCCGCTCCATTGCCCAAGCGCCTTCAAACCCTGCTGAGTCGCGCCCTGGTCGGCCGCGCGCCTGGCGAGCGCCTTGCGGAGCCCGTGAAGCGTGCATTGCGGAAGCCCGGCCTTCTCGCACTTGTCCTTGAACCAGTTCCCAAAGGAGGCTGGCGAGGCGAACGGCTTGCCGTAGTCCGTCACCAGCAGGGTGGTGAGGCCCACTGCCGGCATCGCCTTGATCGCTTCATTCAGGGCGGGCGCAACGGGGAGGCTCTGGTCCTTGCCGGTCTTTTTCGCCGTGAAGGCGATGCGGCCACCCTTGGGTGTCGTGGCCCGGTGAACGTCGCTCCGGCGCTGGCCGGTCCATAGGACCATCTCCATCGCAAGGCGGGGCTTGGTGCCCAGCTTCCAATGCTCCCGGAACTTGGCGATATCTTCCTCGGTCCAAGGGTAGAAGCCGGGGCCGCTATGCTCGACCTGTTCAGCGTCGGTGACCGGATTGCGTTCGATCCACTCCAGTTTGATGGCGAACCGGAACAGCAGGTCCAGTTGCTCGCGCAGCCTGGCAGCCGCCGCGGTGCCGCCCACGGTGCGATTGCCGACGCGGCGCTTCTCCATCTTATTGGAGAGGATCACCTCGATATCCTTGGTGCGGAACGCAGCCACGGGATCGCGGCCATATTCCTCCCGGAACGACTCCAGCAGCTGGCGCCGGATAGCACGCCACGCATCGCCACCTTTCTTGAAGCCGATGCTGCCGTAGAAGCGGGGCAGAAGGTCGTTGATGGTCCGTGAGGCTGTCTCGACTGGCTCGGGGGGCAGGGACGCCAGCGCGCGGCGGTAGGCTTCCTTGTACTCGCGCGTGGACGGGTGAGGCAGGGGGCAGGAGAAGCCCCGGCGCCTGAACCGGCAGCGTTCCCTGCCGTGCCGATCGACGTAGAGTGAGACGAAGGGGTCGCGCTGAGCTTTCTTAGCCATGGAGCCGGTCCAATGGGTTTCTGTCGTTGGCTGGACTTGCTACCCCAGTCAGCACGGTGATTGAACCGTCTGGTTCGATTTTGGCCCCCGCCACCGCGCAGCCGGCCTTCCGCATCGCCTGGATAGCGCGCGTTAGATCAGCTTGGGTGAAGCGGACGGCCTTGGTCACCGCGCCTTCCCCAACTTCCGCAGGCACCCGGCGCACGTCACTTCATCGGCGGGGAGCCATGTGCGTCCTACGGGGGCGATAGTTCCGCACAGGGCGGTGCGGGTGAGGTGGGGCACGAGCGAGTGCGCGACCTTGGCGCCCTTCGTGTCGAGCTTGGCGGCGTTATTCACCGGCTTTCACCTGAGAGCGGGCGCGGAGAGCGGCGATGGCGGCGCGGGCCTTGACGCAGTACTGGTCGCGCCAACAAATCCCTTCGGGATACCCGCCCGGATACCTTACCCGCGCAGGCGCGTCGGGGTCTTTCCCGTCCGCTACCGCCAGCGCCAGCGCCACGGCTTCAACCTCCTGTGCCGCAGCCAGCTCGCTCATCGTGTCGCCGGTCATGGTTCGTTCCTAAGGGTGGCGATGGCTTGGGCGATGTTTTCGGCTGCCCGAAAGGCGCCCACTGAAAGCTCAAAGCCTTCGTCCGCCATTCCGCGCTCTTGTTCCGCCTCATTCCTCGCCACCTGCTCGGCTTCCTCCAGAGCTGCGCGGCGGGCTTCGGTGCGGTGGCGGGCGAGTATTTGGCGCAAGTGTGCGGCGAAATATCCGGCGCCAGCAGCCCACTCAATCTCAAGGGTCTCTGCTATTTCAGCCGCCGTATCCCGGTCGCATTGCTCCACGGTGAGCGCCTTCTCGGTGAGAGCCGCGCCATTATCCGGCATGATCCATCTCCTTCGTCGAGGGGTGGGCAGCGAGGAGGGTGGCACGTATAGCGGCGGCGATTTCTCCACACCGTTTGTAGAACATCGTTAGCTCGCCTCCAGACGCGGCGACGTGATCCAAGTCCTCAAGCGCCTCCCTCAGCCCCTCCGGCACGACGGGCGTGGGGGTGGGCTGAGTGGAGCGAGCCACGGCATTGAAGAAGTTCTCCAGATCAAACCGAGCATGATCCAGCTGCTTACGCTGCATTATGTGGGTGCGGACGCTTTCCCATGCTCTCAAAGCCTCCCGCACCTTCGCAGGATCGAAGTCGTCGGGGATCGTCTCAGCCGAGACGGGGTGAGCGGGGGTGGTGTGGCAATCGCAATTCCAGTCCCAGACGCCCTCGCCAACCTTGGCGGCGGCGGTGTGGCATTTAGCGCAGCTCGGCCCCGCGCTTTCCGGGGTTGAGCGGAATGCGAGGAAAATGCGGATGCGGGGGAGGATTTCGTCGTCATCGTCGAGGTCGCGCTCGCCCGCCTCAATGATCGCCGCAATGCTTCGGGCTGCATCCTCACCACCGACCGGCACGTTTCTGGCGGCGAGGGCGGCGATCTCACGCCAGTAGTCCCGAACCTGGCCCTCGCTGTCGTCGAACAGTGGCGCCTCTTCCTGCCTCGCCATAATGCGCGGCAGTTCTGCATCGCAGAGCAACCGGGCGAGGTTCTCCACCTCATCACCCCCCGCCTGAGCGGAGAGGCGGGCGTGTAGGTCTAGCTGCTCAAGATACTGGCCCCAGCCTTCCTCGGCAGCGTCATGATCTACTAAACCGCAGCCGTCCTCATAGCCTTCGTTGTAGCCAGTTTTGTAAGCGAGCCGCAGAGCCTCCACGCGGCACTCATCCTCACCACCGACCGGAACGCTTCTGGCGGCGATGGCGGCGATGGCGAGCTTGAGGTAACGCTCCTTGGTGCTCGGACCCTCGGTTGCCCAATCGTCGAACAGCAAGCCGTCTGCCAGGTAGAGCGCGATTGCCATCTGCTCCACCTCATCACCCCCCGCCTGAGCGGAGAGGCGGGCGTGTAGATCGCAGACAGCATCATAGGCTTCCTGCGCGCCTGCCAGCGGGGCTGCTGCTATGATGAACGGCTTAACAAGGTCCAGCACGTCCAATATCTCGCTCATCTCTTTACCTTCTCACCGCAGCGGCGGCATATTGGCCCGATAAGCCAGTTGATGGAGTGACCTTTAAGGAGGCAGCGGAGGGTCACGAGGACAGCCCCACAAGTTCTTCGTCGGCTGTTTCGATGGCGTCGAGGGCGCGCTTCAGAGCCTCGTCGATTCCGCTCTCGCTTGGCTGCGCGAGGTCGCCCCTCAGTTTCTCGACGGAGAAATAAGCGCGGGCCAGCGTCGGGCTTGCCCAACCGGCGGCCGGCATTGGCGATGCCGCGCACGGACCTTCGTGGCCAGATGGCCGGCTGCAACTCCAGCCCGCAGGCGGGACCGTACAATGCGTGTTCATGCTGCAATGTCCTGTTCTGCGATGTGGCAGAGGAAGTCGCACGCCGGCGCGATTGGGTTCAGCGTCGGCCAGTCGGCAGGGATTTCGTCGATGAAGATGCGCTCGTCATTGATACGAGCGAGGCGCGCCCCAAGCTCCCGCGACAGGGCCACCATGCGGGCAAACTCGGCGGGGAAGTGTAGCCGGATCGCCGCCCAATAGTTCGGGCTGGTCGCCTTCGGGCAGGGAATGCAATTGTTGTTCTGAAAGCCCAGGCCATACATGGCCGGAAGCTCTAGGCCTGCGCCTTGCACCATAGCGAGGCAGGCTTCCTTGTTCAGCCCCTTCTCAATGAGAGGAAAGCGTACAGTCAGAGCAGGGTTGTTCAGCAGGAACAGTTTCGCACGATCTGCTTCGTCCGCTGTGTAGCCGAAGACATGAATATCGCCCGGCCTCTGGAAAGCGATGCGCGGAGCCTTCTTTAGTGCCCCGGTGCAGGGGGCACCCGCAATCCCCGCGATGTAGCGGCGGTCCTCCCACACATGCCAGGTGTCGAGATATTCGGTGCTCGATAGCCGCTGGATCGGCGCGTTGAACCAGCGCACGCAATCGGCCATGAATCTCTCATTGTCCGGGTGCTCGGAATTGGTCTCACAATAGGCGAGAATGGCGTGCGGGCATTCGCGCAGGGTGAGCTTAGCAGCCACGGCGCTGGCGGCGCCGCACGAGAACCAGCAGAGCGTGCGGCCCGCGTTAGCGGCAGCGGGCTTTGCTGGAGACGCGCTTGCGGCTCCACCCGTAGGGCCGCAGAGCGGCGGCACCTGTGCCGCAACGCCGTGTCTCAAGCCGCTCATTTGGTGCGCTCCAGATAGGCGCGGACGGCGAGCGCCAGCGGCTTCAACTGCTCCCATCCGTCGATGAAGGATGACAGGCCAGCGGGGCTGTGCATGCCGCGGGTCGCGAGCCAGTAATCCACACCGGCAATTTCGACGTGGAGGTGTTCAGGGTGATCCCACCATTCCTCGCACGGTTCTTTCGCTACCCTTTCGAGCGTCGGATCGGCTGCTAATAGCCACGCCCGCTGATCGGCCGTCAGCCCCCGCGCCACCTCGGCCACCTTTGAGGGGTCCAGTGGATTAGACATCACGCCGCCCTCGCCATCTGCCGCTTCACGGTGATGACCCGCGCTACCAATGCGGTGTTCTCTATCGTCGGGCCGATCTCGCTGCTGCGGTCGAGGGAGATGATCAGCCGATGCTTGCTGCCGGCGCAGTGATTCCATTGAGGCCGGGGCCGCACGTCGCGGACCAGGTGAGGGCGGTTGGCGATGGTGGGGGAGATCATCACGCGGCTTCCCTTTCCGGCTTGGCGCGATAGCGCGCTTGATATGCGGCTAGGCTGGGATCGGGGGCGGTCAGTGCCACCCCATGCTCCCGGCACTCGGCTTGAACAGCGTCGTGGAAGCGCACCATCTGGCGCACCTTCATGTCGCTGGTGACGGGGATAAAGCGCATCGCCTCCAGCTTCTCAGGATACGACAAGCCCTTCAGGTGCCGATCGTAGAAGGCGCGGAACTCATCGCTGTCCTCGCGCAGGATCGGCACGCCGTGATGTAGCTTCCAGCGCCGCTGGACTTCGTCGGCTGTTTCGCCGATCTGCTGACCGGCTTCGGCAGCCCACAGCCACATGAGCTTGTTCTGCTCGGTGGTGCGGTCGCGCCCGTCGATTGCTGAGACGGTCTGAGGTAAGTTGCGGGAGCGGAGGAAGGTGATCCACAGCTCCATTTCAGCTGGCGTGCTAAGGATGCGCTCAGCCACGTTCTGCCTCCCATAGGTGGCGGTGAGGGCTGGCAGCGGCGTAGGCTCTCCACGCGCTGTCCAGATTGACGCCCCAGGTGCGCTGCCATGTTGCGGCGCCATGCTGGTGATAGAGCCGGTGAGCTTCAGAGCAGCCGGGGACCGCTTTGTAATCCGCGACCTTGAGGCCCATTCCCTTGCCGCCCGCACCATCGACGTGCATGGCTTCCATCTTGCCTTCGCAGGCGTGGCCGAAGTGACCCTCCAGGATGCACGGGCGCCCGCGCAGCCACTTGAGGTGGCTTGGGAATGAACGCTCGGCAGCAGCCCTGTGGCTGTTGCGCTGGCGCGGGCGGAAGGCGGTTCTGCTGAGCATGGTGATCAATAGGGCACGGCGTCATCGAACGACGGCGCGGACTGTCGCTGCGCTTGCGGAGCTGATCCGCCCTCCCGGCTGTCCAGCATCGTGAGGGAGCCGCGGAACCGCTGCAGCACCACTTCCGTGATCTTCTGCTTGGCGCCGTTAGAGTCATCATATTCCCGGCTCTGAAGTGCGCCCTCCAGATAGACCTTGGCGCCCTTCTTCAGGTAGCGCTCGGCAACCTCCGCGATCTTCTCGTCATAGATCACCACGTTGTGCCATTCGGTGCGCTCCTGGCGCTGACCGTCCTTGGTCCAGCTTTCGGAGGTGGCGAGGCTGAACTTCACCACCTTGCCGCCGTTGGCGAACGATCGCGCTTCGGGGTCACGGCCAAGATTGCCGACCAAAATGACTTTGTTCACGCTTCCCAATGTTTCTCTCCTATCCGGCGGTAAGTGTGGAGACGGCGGTGATCGCGGCTTTGCGCTGGTTCCACGCGTCGGTGATCTGATCGGCGCGGGCGCTTGCGAGGGCGACCTGCTTGTTTCGCAACAGCCACTCATTCAGAGATTGGACCGTTTGGCACGCCTCGATGCCTTCCAGCATAATGCGGTCGCTCTCGGCTAATTCGGGCTCCGCCACGCCGACGTTCGCCCTGCTTTTGTCGTACAGCGCGAGCCCGAAGGCGTTGCCGAAGGTGCGGGCGGCGCGTTTCAGCGCATCGGTGGCAGCCTCTTTCGTCGCGCCCTCAACAGCATCGCCAATCAACTTCGCGAAGCCGGAGCCGAACCCGACATCCTGGCGCGTTACCTCGCCCACCTTGAGGGTGCAGATGCAGGTGTAGGCGGCTTGCCACTGCATCTCAGGGGCCCTGCCCTGCTTGATAACCTCAACATGGTCGAGGGCATCCCGCGACAGCTCAATGGTGTATGACCAGCCGTCGAAGCCAAAGACGCGGTTCATCTCATTGATGACGTGCCAGCCCTCCAGATAGTCACCCTTGGGGCCGAAAGAGCCTGAAGGCTTCTTGACGTGTGCCGGATCAAGCGGGGCAACGAGCGCAGCCACCTGCTGTTCGGTGAAGCTCATACCGCGATCCTCACTTCCTGATATTCGACGCCAGGGACGTTCCGCAGGGAGCGGCGCGCATCGCCGTCCACCTGCTCCTGGAGCCACGCAGCAAGGTCATCGGGGCGGATGCGGGCGTAGTGGTTGAGTGCGGCGCGACGATCGACAATCTCAGCTACCCAGCGGGTCCGCAGCGTTGTCGCGCGCTCACCGCCCTTGGCCTGAACCTTCTGCTTTTCAGCCTTGGCAGCGGCCTTGTTCGCCTCATCTGCAATCAGGTGGAGCGAACGCACCGTGGTCTGGCTGGCGAGGTCATCGCCCCGCGCTTGCTCGGCAGCTTGGCGGGCGGCTTCTGCCTTCTGGCGTGCCTCCTCTTGTGCGGCCTCAACCGCCCGCCTGCGCTCGGCCTCCTGGACTTCCAGAAAGGGGGCCAGGGCGCGTTTGCATGTTTGTGCCGCAAGGTCCGCTTTGCTCAGCAACGGCTTCCATCGGGCCTGTATGGCCGCCCCTGCATCGTCGTGGGGCTTCTTCTCGACCTTGCGCTGTTCGTCGGCGTCGTTCGATGCCTTGCGCAGCCGGTTCAGCAGGGCCGAAACCGCATCCGCTTGCGCTTGATTGGCGATCGGCTCCCCGTCGAGGAAGTTGGTGGCCTCCTCAAACAGGTCGTCGATATGCAAGGCGAACGCCTTGTGCGGGTCTGCCGGGGCATTGCTGCCAAAGGTGGCGACGGCGTTCATCACGCGGCCTTCGCGCTGAGCTTGGCGACCGCATCGTGGATTGCTTCCTCGATGGTGGCGCCGCGCCCCATGCCATTTACAGCCATGGTGACGCCGCGGGGCCATGCGTGGAACACGTTGCCTGGCGACAGGTCGGTGGGCTCGACATAGACGACGCGAGCAATGCCGTGGCGCTTCATCAGGTCGGATGCGCTGGGCGTGTTCATCGCGCGGCTCCTTTTCCAAAGTTGTCGGACAGCTTGGCCACCTTCACCCGGATGCGGGGGAGGGGCTGGATGGTGCGGGCGCGATCGACCTTGCAGCCGAACTTGCCGAGGGGGCGCTGGGCAGACTCTTCCCCGATCTCCAGGGCTGTGATGGTGCGTGCGCTGGTCACTGGACGCACTCCGTGATGATCTTGAGAACCGGCAGCCCGTAGAAGGGCGCACCTAGGATGAGGGCTTGGAAGAGGAGCTTCATGCCGCAATCCTTTCGGGTAGAGCGGGAAGCGCCAGCGGCTCGGGCTCGGGGTCACTCAGCCAGGCTATGAGCTGGTCGAACTGCCACTGTTCTTCGGCGCCCCCAGCGGCGGCCCTAGCGGCGGCCCTAGCGGCGTCCCCAGCGGCGGCCCTAGCGGCGGCCCTAGCGGCGTCCCTAGCGGCGGCCCTAGCGGCGGCCCAAGCGGCGTCCCAAGCGGCGGCCCTAGCGGCGTCCCTAGCGGCGTCCCTAGCGGCGGCCCTAGCGGCGTCCCTAGCGGCGTCCCTAGCGGCGGCCCTAGCGGCGGCCCAAGCGGCGTCCCAAGCGGCGGCCCTAGCGGCGGCCCAAGCGGCGTCCCCAGCGGCGGCCCAAGCGGCGGCCCTAGCGGCGGCCCAAGCGGCGGCCCTAGCGGCGTCCCTAGCGGCGTCCCCAGCGGCGGCCCAAGCGGCGGCCCTAGCGGCGGCCCAAGCGGCGGCCCTAGCGGCGTCCCTAGCGGCGGCGTCGCTCCTGCCATCCGCGAAGTCATGGGCCGCTTGAATGGCCGCACGAACTCGCATGTCTTCCGGCCGCTCGCGCTCATAAATGTGCAGCACGCGGGCGGCACAATCGGCCATCCAGTGGCGTAGGCGGCGTTCTAGCCCTTTGTCGTTGAGCGATGCGGCAGAGGCTGCCCACACGACATCTTCAAAGGTGCAACCGGCCTCCCGCGCCTCGGCGGCGGTGAAGCAGTGGCCCTTGTCGGCATTGAACTTGCGCAGCGCAGCGCGGACACGACGCCCGCTTTCTGCGCATGGGGACAGCTTGTTCAGCTGGGCCATCGTGATGCAGGGAGCGCTCATGCTGCAATCCTTTCGGGTAGAGCGGGAAGCGCCAGCGGCTCGGGCTCGGGGTCACTCAGCCAGGCTATGAGCTGGTCGAACTGCCACTGTTCTTCGGCGCCCCCAGCGGCGGCCCTAGCGGCGGCCCTAGCGGCGTCCCCAGCGGCGTCCCTAGCGGCGGCCCTAGCGGCGGCCCAAGCGGCGTCCCAAGCGGCGGCCCTAGCGGCGGCCCAAGCGGCGTCCCCAGCGGCGGCCCAAGCGGCGGCCCTAGCGGCGGCCCAAGCGGCGGCCCTAGCGGCGTCCCTAGCGGCGTCCCCAGCGGCGGCCCAAGCGGCGGCCCTAGCGGCGGCGTCGCTCCTGCCATCCGCGAAGTCATGGGCCGCTTGAATGGCCGCACGAACTCGCATGTCTTCCGGCCGCTCGCGCTCATAAATGTGCAGCACGCGGGCGGCACAATCGGCCATCCAGTGGCGTAGGCGGCGTTCTAGCCCTTTGTCGTTGAGCGATGCGGCAGAGGCTGCCCACACGACATCTTCAAAGGTGCAACCGGCCTCCCGCGCCTCGGCGGCGGTGAAGCAGTGGCCCTTGTCGGCATTGAACTTGCGCAGCGCAGCGCGGACACGACGCCCGCTTTCTGCGCATGGGGACAGCTTGTTCAGCTGGGCGATCGTGATGCAGGGAGCGCTCATGCTGCAATCCTTTCGGGCACGATGTCGGTGACGCCCCAGCCGAAGCAGGTGTCGCACCGCACCTCACGGGCAGAGGGGTCGTTCCACTCGCCAAGGATGACCGTGCCGACCCCATCGCAGTCGAAGCACGGCTCGGTGTCGCCATCGCTGCGCTCGGTAAGGGGCAGGGTGGTGGAGAGGGGGCGGTTCATCGCTCAGGCCGCCATCAGCCAGCGCGTGACGCGCAGGGCAGCCCAATCGGTCACGCTCGGCTCATCGTAGGACATGCCGCAATCCATTGCGGCGTCGAGCAGGCGGCTCTCCGTGCGGGCGGGATTGTAGTCGCGGGTCCAGCTCGCCTCATCGGCCATTTCGCAGCGCAGATGCGCGTCGTAGGCGGTGGAGAGGGTTTCGAGCTTGAAGAGGCTGGTCATCGGTCCGGCTCCGCGTTGTTCGCTGGAGCCAATGTGCATGACATTCACATATTGGTCAACAGAAAAGTGTGAACCTCATGCACAATCTTTAGCGCACGGGCGACGCTACATGATTCAGCATGTGTAGGAAATGCCCTGTTATCCTCCTAGAATGGGCATCTGCGCCTTGCGATCTCCGGCTGAAACGACTAAGCGACAAGGGCGGTTGGCACCTGGCGATAAGAGCCCCTGGGCTCTTCCATTTGGATAGCTGGGAGTGCGGCCGCAACAGTTTCCCGGTTGCCCGGAGCGCGTCTCTAGCGTGTTGAGGTTTCGGCCTCGCCGGGCGTCCGGGAACACTCCATCACTGAAGCTGTATCGCTTCAATGGAAACTACGCGCTCCCACCCATCGACAGTGTAGAACACTCTCAGGCGCGGCCGCTTGGTAAGGCGCGGCGTCTCATATGCTCGATAGTCGAGGAAGTCGTGGGCAATGCCAACGGGTGAGCCGATGGAGTAGGGATCACGCTCCAGGGCTTCGTGGATCAAAGCCAACTCTTCGCAGGCAAGCGGATTGTTACAGATGCCGCTCAAGTAGGCTTGCTCTGAAAGCTCGCTCACGCGCACCGTCCAGATATCGGGAGGGGCTCGCCTCAACTTGCGCGGCCATTTGCCGGGCCCAAGCCATCGTTGGGGCTGAAGGCTCGAAGATGTCGCGCCAGTCCTGTCGCATGGCGTCGAGTGAGATTGATCTGCTTCCCGCTTGCCGCGCACGATCCCACGCCCCCAACGGTCGATGGGTGAGCGTCACCATCTCCCCGCTGGTCAAATGATGGGTGAGCGTCCAAGCTTCGTGGACGGCCAGCTGCCCAGTGGTGGCCGGCTCGAACGGATCTGCGTCCAGCTCGGTTACACGGCTTCGACCAAAGGGCCGGAGCTTCCGATAAAGGGTCGGGACTACGGGGCCAAAGTTCCACGCTTCGATCGGATCGGCAAAGAGTGAATCGCCATACCGGCCTAGATGGATCAGCTGGGCGACGTAGAGCCGCTTCTGCATATCGAGTGGGGTGAGGACCCATCCACTCTCTTGCGCCATGGTCCGCGCTGCGCTCAGGACCGACATTCACCAACTCCACATTCGACAGCTTGCCATACCTGATAACAGTTGACTCGTCCATAATCTTCGCTGGCACCATTGCGCGTCACAAGCCCCTGGGGGCCAATCAACCAGAGGTTCCGGTGCGCTGAATCAGAGCTTCGGCCACGGCAACGATCTGCTGCCGCTCTCCGGGCTGCGCGCGATCCCATAGCGACCAGATCGACTCCGGCTCCAGTGGATTGCGGATCAAAAGATCAACGGGGGCGCACATGTAGAGGTCTGCCAGCGCGTCAAGCAGGTCCTCATTATAGGGTACTTGGCCCCGCTCAATGCGAGACAGATTGCCATGCGTCATGTGAAGATGCTCGGCTACTTGAACCAGGGTTTTGCCCCGGTGCTTGCGCCACTCGCGTAGGAACGTTTTGCGCTTGCCCATGCACATAGTATCGCCGGGCATCGCGAATCGGCGAATAGCGCCCGATGCACAAACAAGGTTGCGTCGAATGTGAATATCATGCACATTCACCGGCATGACGCTTCAGGAATGGATGGCAGCCCACGACCACGACGATGTGTCGTTCGGCGCGCTGGTTGGGCGAGACCGCTCACAAATCTACCGCATCCGCAACGGGGGCTCGCGCCCATCCGATGCCCTGAAGGTTAAAATCTCTGAGGTGACGAAAGGGGCGGTGCCGCCCGAGGCTTGGTTCCGTGACGTCCCCGAACAAGCCGCAGCCGCATGATCTTGGCAGCCCTCATCCTCGCCGCATTGCTGGCAGCCGCCTGCATCTGCGCCAATTATCGCACGAGGGGCTGAGCGATGGGCGCGCCCCTCACTCCAGAACAGGAAGAGCGGGTCAGATTGCTGGCGGATTATGGCCGGCGTCAGCTCCAGCGCCGCGAAACATCTCTTCCACCTCGTGGACCATCCGGTGGAGGCGATCATGACCGCCGGGACTGAGTTCGCCCCCGAACATGAGTTCGAGCGACTTGCATATCCGCTCGCGCGCAGCCCGTCGATCAGCCGGGTACGCGTGCACCTCTCTGATGAGATCGACGACGACAAGTTTGATGGCGAGCATTTCGTCGTCAATGGTCTGCAAGTCGCGTCCCAAGTTTCGTCTCCTGCTGGTCTCGACAACCGCAGGTTAGCCGAAGGGGCAGGGGAGTCCATCTCCTGCCCCGGAGGTGCCGCATGATCGGCCCCACCGCCGCCAAGGGGCGCTTCCCCTATCCGCACCGCACCGTCGCTCAGGTCGACAACCTCCGCGCCCTGTTCTCGCAGTTCCGCGCCTCCATCGCTGCCGAGCCTGCCAACGATCATGGCGGCAAGCTCCCCCACACTGACAGCCTCCCGCTCGCCAGCGATGTGCGCGCTGCTCTGAATGGAGTCGATGGGGTGCCCTGTTTCCATGCCGCACCATTAGCCCCGGAGGGTCAACGCGATCATGTGTGATGAAGCGTTCAAAGGCCGCGTTCTTGAACGTCAGGTCGAGATGTTCCGCCTCGCTGCCAAGGCAGACTGGAGCCAGGCCCGCATCGCCCGCAACAGCGACTTCGGCGTCACCACCATCTCGTCGTGGGCAAAGGGCGGGTCCAGCATGGATATGTGGGCCTTCGCAAAGCTGTGCGAGTTCCTGCCTGACAGCCTGACTTCAATCATGCTGGAGCCTGCGGGCAAGCATGTATCCACCGGCCCGGAACATGCCACTGGCGATGACGACATAGACGAACTGTTCGACCGCGCCAGCAACGTGGTGTGCGTCATCGGCCGCGCTCGGCAGAAGAAGAGCCCTGGAGGCCCGGCAATCGTCCCTAGCGAGCGGGCGGACATTCAGGATGCGACCCGCGACCTGCTGACCCCCGCGAATCGCGTGGTGAGGATGCAGAAGGCATGAAGCTCGGCCGCCGCCCTGATCCGCAAACCCCCGCGCGCCGCCAAGCCCGGCTGGACGCATTTGCTGAAGCACTGCGCGATCACCGGGGCGACGTGGCCCTGACTGCCCGCTCGCTGTGCATGACCATCTGCATGGCTGAGCAGCATGAGCGGCAGCTGAGAAGGGAGGGGCTGCTGTGAGCGATCCCGGCCTCATTGGGCGGATGGTCTGTCGCGCTGCCGCGATGGCCAGGCTGGAGCCGTCTGACTTCACCGGGAAAGGGCGCAGGCAATACATCGTTCGCCCACGTCAAGCCATCATGCTTGCCGCCCGCCGCCGCGGCAAAACGCTCAATCAGATCGGCGCGGCGCTAGGCGGCAAGGATCACACCACGATCCTGTACGGCGCCCGCAGGGCTGAGCGTCGGGAGGCAGAACACAAGCTGTTCGCCGCCCTCGTGCGCGATTTGGAGTGCGTGCCGTGATGCGCCCCCAGCGCCATGACGGCGGGTTCGATCAGGACCATGTTCGCCGGACCGCGGCCGAACTCGGTTCTCGCGAGCTGCTGAAGCGCATTCATGCACTGCTCTCAGGGGCCAAGATTGTGAATGTCGGGGATGAATCGCCCGCTGGTGATTCAATTGCTGCCGTTAATCTGAAAGAGAATTGTCGATGACGATTCTCACCCTCACCATCGCCGGCGCACCAGTAGCAAAGGGGCGTCCGAAGATCACCACCAAGGGTGGATTTGCGCGTGCTTATACGCCCGCAAAGACACGCCATTACGAAGACTTGATCCGGTGCGCCGCGGCCGATCAGATGGGCGACAGTCCACCGCTTGATGAGCCCGTTGCTGTTTGCGTCACAGCTTACGTGAAGTGCCCGAAGGCGGTGAAGGGGCAGAAGCGCCTGGACGCCATGGAAGGCGTTCTGAAGCCTGTCACGCGCCCCGACCTGGACAATTACGCCAAGGCCGCGCTCGACGGCTGCAATTCGATCATTTTCCGCGACGATAGCTTGGTCACTGACCTGATCGTGCGGAAGAGATTTAGTGAGCGCCCGCGCCTCGTCATCACCGTTGAGACGGAGGCGGAATATGGCTGAGTTCCCGGCGCTCCCGCTGTGGACGGACGCCTATCTGGGCGACACCACGCACCTCACCACGATCGAGCATGGCGCCTACCTGCTATTGCTCATGACGGCATGGCGCACGCGCGACTGTCGGCTGCCGGATGATGACAAATTGTTGGCCCGATATGCCCGCTGCAATGCCGGTCAGTGGAAGCGGTTACGGCCGATTTTGGAGCCATTCTTCGTCGTAGAAAACGGCCAATGGTGGCAGCGCCGTTTAACAGACGAGGCTAGTGCCGTCAGACAGCGCAAGGAGTCTGCGGCAGCGAACGGGCGCGCTAGTGCATTGAAAAGAAAGGGCCGGCACTCAACGGAGCGTGAGCAGAGCGTCAACGAAACTCCAGCGAAGCGCCAACGAGAATCCAACTTAACCAGTAACCAGTACCAAGTACCGTTAGATAAATCTAACGGGGCTGCGCCCTCATCCGACAAGCATTTTTGGGACGGGGCGAAGCAATATCTCGGCCCGTCCAACGCCAGCCTGATCGGCAAGTGGATCAAGGATCACGGCAAGGTTGAGACGGCGCGGGCAATCACCGCGGCGCAGATCGAACGGGCCGTCGATCCAGTGGCTTACGTCCACGGCTACTTCCGCAAAAACACCACTCAGGAGACGGGCTATGCACGGGGGCTCAGCGTCCCATGCTGACTGGCGACCATCACGGCCCGGCAAGCAGCTCTGCCCGGAATGCTCGGACAGCCGGCGCAACAAACGGGACCGCTGCCTCAGCGTCACCGACACCGGGGAGGGCTTCGTTTGGCTCTGCCACAACTGCGGATTCAAGGGAGGGACGGGCGATGCTTCACGACAGACACCGCGGCTGGATCGAACAGCGCGGGATTTCCGTCGAGCTGGCCGAGAAGCTGGGCCTAGAAACGGTCAGCCTCAACGGCGCCAATTGGCTGTCGGTGCCCTACGTCAGCGACGGGAAAACCATCAACCACAAGTACCGGCTGACGAGCGACAAGCGGCACCAGATGGACCCGGACGCCCCATTGGCGCTCTGGAACGAGGATTGCCTGCGGGAGCAATCGCACCGGCCCGTGGTCATCTGCGAAGGCGAGTGGGATGCGATCGTCGCCCTGCAGATGGGTTGGCGGGCTGTCTCCGTACCGAACGGCGCCCCGGCTGAAGCGACCGACGATCCTGGTTCGTCGAAGCGGTATCAGTACCTCTGGCGCGCACAGGAACTGCTCAACCGCGTCGAGAAGTTCATCCTCGCCACCGATGACGATCCAGCCGGCAGGGCACTCCGCGCTGATCTGGTAGCCATGTTGGGTGCCGAGCGCTGCTCGTTCGTGGAATATCCGTTCCCGGCGAAGGACCTCAACGAGGTGCTGCTCGAGCATGGACCGGAAGGCGTGGCTGCCGCTCTCAACACCGCCAAGCCCGTCCCCATTCGCGGCCTCTACCGGGTGAGCGACTTCCCAGATCCAGGACCGCTCCAGACCATTCCCATCGGCATCCCCGGCTTGTCCGACCTCATCAGCGTGGTGCTTGGCTCGTTCACCGTCCTGACGGGCTGGGCAGGGGAGGGGAAAACCAGCCTCACCATGGCGATGATTGGGCACTTGATCCGCCACAACGTGGCCGTGTGCATCGGCACGTTCGAGACCATGCCTCGCCCTGTGCTGGAGCGAAAGCTGCGGGCTGCGATCATGGAATGTGGCGAGTTCACGATAACAGCGGCGCAGGCCCGGGAAGCCGATCAGCTCATCCAGGACAATCTCAGCATCATCGCCCAGATGGTGGACGAGGATCAGGAGATGAGCCTGGAGGACGTGCTGGAGTTCGCAGCCACGGCGGTGAAGCGCGATAGCAGCAAGCTCCTCTTGCTCGACCCTTGGAACGAGATTGAGCACAAGAAGCGGAAGGACGAAACCGAGACGGAATATACCGGCCGCGCCATTCGCGCGTTGAAGCGGTTCGCTCGCCAGCATCAGGTTGCCGTTTGGGTGGTCGCACATCCTGCAAAGCCCGGCGAAGGCAAGCGCGGCACTCCCGGCCTCTACAGCATTAGCGGCTCAGCCAATTGGGCAAACAAGCCCGATTACGGCCTGGTCTTCACCCGCAATCGTGAGACCAACATCGCCAAGGTCCATGTGACCAAGGTTCGCATGGGAATGCCCGGACGCGAAGGCGAAGTGGAGCTGGAGTTCGACTGGCGAACGTCGAGTTATCGCACCGCACCGAGCCACATCGGAGCCCCCCAATGAACACCCGCTATCCCAGCCCCGAAAGCGTGGCGACAAACTTTACATCCAAACGGAGGGACGCATGAGGAAGCGAGGCGCCAAGCGGGTGGATGCCGTAGCGCCCACGCCAGAGCAGCAAGCCCGCGGTGAGTATGACCTGGGGGACGTGATCGACCGCGATGGCGCCAAGGCCCTGCGGGTGGGCAAAGCATACCGGCGGGTCCGCATGGTCGAACTGCTTCAGAAGCGAGGCGCGTTCAGTGCGGAGGATGCGGCTGCCTTGAAGCACTACCGGCACCACGCCGACATGATTGATCGCAGCCCTGTACGCGACAGTCTCAACCAGCACCGCGGCGGCAATGGGGCGGGGCCGGCCTTCTCGCTTCTGGTTGCCGAGCAGGTTGTCCGGGACGTGGAGCGCGCTGCGGGCTCACTCAGGGACGTGCTGCGCGCTGTGGTGGTTGATGACGTGTCGCTCGCTCAGTGGGCGATCAGGCAAGCGGGTGCCATTGACGACTGCCGCACCATCAAGGGCGTTCGCGTCTGCCGCATTCGCCCGCGCAAATACGCGCTGGAGTCAGCCGAGCTGGAGATCAGAATGGCGGCTTGTCGGGTGAGGGGAGAATTGGACGCTTGACCCCGCGTGCGTAATGTGCAATCCGGTCGATATTGCTGGCGCACTGCGTCAGATAGAGGTCCGCCATCGCGCGGGCCTTTTTCGTATCCGGCTTAGCCGGTCCCGCCGCCCTCAACCGAATGCACGTACAGCTCTTCCCCTTAGCTAGAGCAGACGGCGCTGTGGCGCGGCGGGCTATATTCGAGGTGCCCATGCCAGTTGAGCGCCTCCGGGGCCGACGTGGTGTGGAGCAGCGCAAGCCTGAACATAAGCGGTGGTACAAGACGGCTCGGTGGCAGAAGCTCAGGCTGGATCAACTGAGGCGCGAGCCCACCTGCGCCATGTGCAAGCCAAGGATCGCAGCAGCTTCGGTATGCGATCACGTTGAGCCCCATCGGGGCAATGAGGCCAAGTTTTGGGCCGGGCCATTCCAGTCGCTCTGTTCGACCTGCCATAACAGCGACAAGCAGCGGATAGAGAAGGGCGGAAAGCCTAGACCGCGCATTGGCGTTGATGGCTGGCCTGAATGAGAATAGAGTAAGCGGACCGAGGTGAGACGCCAATCTCAACCCCGGCCCTAACCACCACCGAACGGCGAGGTTCGAGATGGCTAACAAGTACATACATGAGCAAGTGAAGCCGTGCCAAGTGTGCGGCTCAGACACCAGCAAGCCGATGTACTGCAGCAACGCCTGCAAGGTGCGCGCCTATCGGAAGGCCCGGCCTGCTGCAGTCGCAGCCTTTCGCCAGACTGAGGCCGATCGTAGGCAGATAGCGGATGCGTTTAGGGTCCGGGCCACAGTCCTGCGAGGCAGGCCCAAGCCCGAACCGAAGGAGCCTGAGCCTAAGCGGTGCCGGGATTGCCCGGCCACAGTGGGCAAGTATCAGCATCGCTGCCAGTTGTGTCGGGAGATAGCGGAAGCAGAGGCGCTACGGCGCGTCCGGGCCAGCCCAAGCTATCGAGCATCGAAAGCTAAGCGCAAGGCGTGCGAGCGAGGGCGGGCAGAGGGTGCTGAGCGTTTCGATCCACTTGAGGTGCTGGAGCGAGATGGTTGGCGCTGCCATATTTGTGGAACCCGAACCCCCAAGCGCTTGCGCGGCACCTACGATGATAGGGCACCAGAGTTAGACCACATCAACCCACTGGCCGTCGGCGGGAAGCACACGCGGCAGAACACGGCTTGTTGCTGTCGGAAGTGTAATCAATCGAAGGGATCGAAGCCTCTGGGGCAGCTTCGGCTAGTCGCATAGGCCGGGGGGAGGTCAGAAGCCTGGCGCCTCCAGCTTCCTAGACCGCCGCCCAGCTTTCGTTTTCTAACTCGTAACACCACTCGCGCGCGTGCGTGACATTGACGGAGCATGGCATGGCAGGGCGCAAGTCAACGGCGGCCCTATCGGTTGTGGCCGGAACCGAGATCGATGGGCGCCCCAAGGCTCCAGCTGATTTGACCCCGTTCCAGCGTGAGGTTTGGGAGCGGACAGTCGCCAATGAGGCGAGCGACGTGTTCAAGACGGCCGCGCTTCAGCAACTGCTCAAGGAATATTGCCGGCACGTCGAGACGGCGGATCGGCTGGCCAAACAGGTCGACCGCGCAACGGGCGAAGGCTCGAATATGGAACTGGGCGAGATCGATGTTCTGCTGCGGATGCGGGATCGCGAGACGAAGGCGCTGGCCGACAAGGCGACGAAGCTGCGGCTGACCAACCAGGCTCGCTACACGCCTGGCGCGGCCGGCACAGCGGCGAAGAAATCGGCGGAGCGCAAGCCTTGGCAGATGACGGGCTGAAGCGCGCCAACCGCAACATCCGGTGGGTGGAGCAATATTGCCGTGTTCCCGAAGGCCGGGATGTGGGGAAGCCAGTCAAACTGCGGCCCTGGCAGAAGAAGATCATCAAGGAGATTTACGGCTCTCCGACCCGCAGAGCCATCATCAGCTTTGGCCGCAAGAACGGGAAGACAGCGCTCGCCGCTTTCCTGCTATTGCTCCACCTATGCGGTCCGGAGGCGCGGCCTAATTCGCAGCTCTACAGCGCGGCGCAGTCGAGGGAGCAGGCGGCGGTTCTGTTCGGCCTGGCTGCCAAATGCGTGCGGATGTCGCCCGATCTGAGTTCGGTTATCATCGTTCGGGACACTGCCAAAGAACTGCTGTGCCAGGAGATCGGCACTAAATATCGGGCCCCTCTCGGCTGAAGCGTCGACGGCTTACGGGCTTTCTCCGGTGTTCACTGTTCATGATGAACTCGGACAGGTGAAGGGGCCGAGATCAGAGCTTTACGAAGCGCTAGAGACCGCGAGCGGTGCGCATGATGAGCCGCTGTCGGTCATCATCTCAACGCAGGCGCCGACGGACGCGGACTTGCTTTCTGTCCTGATCGAGGATGCTCAGAAGGGCGCGGATCCCAAGGTAAAGCTGGCGATGTTCAGCGCGCCGGATGATCTGGACCCATTCAGCAAGGAGGCGATCACGGCTGCCAACCCGGCCTTTGGAGACTTTCAGAACGCTGACGAGACGCTGGCGATGGCTGAAGATGCCCGCCGGATGCCGAGCCGTGAGAACGAGTATCGGAACCTCATCCTCAACCAGAGGGTCGACAAGAACAGCCCCTTCATCAGCCGCGCCATCTGGCAGGCGAATGGCGGCGAGCCGGCAACGGACTGGGCTGGAGCGCCCGTCTATGCTGGCCTCGACCTGAGCTCCACGGCCGACCTGACCGCCTTCGTGCCGATCTGCCATGTGGATGGCGCCTGGGAGACGCGGCCGACCTTCTGGCTGCCGGGACAAGGGCTGGCGGAGAAGTCCCGCGCTGACCGGGTGCCGTATGACCAGTGGGCCAAAGAGGGTTTCCTCGAGGCGCCGGACAGCCGGTCAATCGAATACGAATACGTCGCCCGGTGGATCTACGATTTCTGCCAGACCGAGAATGTCCGCCGGATCGCGTTCGATCGCTGGGGCATGAAATACCTGCGGCCCTGGCTGCTGCAGGCGGGCTTCACCGAAGAGCGTCTGGACGATCTGTTCGTGGAGTTCGGGCAGGGCTTCCAATCCATGTCCCCGGCGCTGCGCGACCTAGAATCGGTGCTGCTGAACGGAAGCCTGCGGCACGGCGGCCACCCGGTCCTGACGATGTGCGCAGCGAATGCGGTGGTGACAAGCGACCCGGCCGGGGGGCGCAAGCTGAACAGGCCAAGGCGGCGGGCCGCATCGACGGTATGGTGGCCCTCACAATGGCGTTCGGCATTGCGCCGCTCGACGAGCCTGAAGAGGGCCCGTCTGTTTACGAAGAGCGCGGAATGCTGGTTCTCTGAAGGGAGGTCGAATGGGATTCTTCGACCGCCTCTTTGGATCAAACGACACCGCCTCGGCCGCTCCGTCGGGGAAGATCCAAGCATATTCCACCCACAGCCTGGCGGAACTGGACGGGGACTTTCTGAGGTCCGGCGGCAGGTCCGCAGCCGGCAAGGTGGTGACGGAGAAGTCGGCGCTCGCAAACGCGACGCTGTTCCGGGCCGTCAACCTGATGGCTGGCGTCGTGGGGATGCTCCCGACGAACCTCCACCGGCAGCTGCCGAGCGGCGATGTTGAGAAGGCCACCGAACACAACGTGCACCGCCTGCTCCGCAAGCGGCCGAACGGGTGGCAGACGCCGCTTCAGTTCAAGTCGTACATGCAGGGCCGGGCCATACTCTACGGCAACGCCTACGCCTTCAAGGTGCGGGATCCTCTGGGGTTCAGTCGCTGGTCCCGCTTGATCCATGCCGCGTTGCGCCGAAGCTGAGCGACGATTGGCGAATGACATACGAATGGCAGCCCAAGACAGGCGCCAAGCGGACGTTTCAACAGGATCAGATTTTCCACTTGCGGGCGCCGTGGTCGAGCGACGGCATCAGCGGCGACGCGCTGCTGAAGGTTGCCGCGGAGGCGCTCGGGCTGGCCGAACTGACGGACGAAGCTGCGGCCCGCCTGCTTCGGAACGGCGCCTATGTCGGTGGCGTCCTGAAGCACCCGAAGTCGCTTTCGAAGGAGGCCGTCAACCGGCTGCGGGACCAGTTCTCTGAGCGCTTTGAGGGTGCGGAGAATGCGGGCCGCTGGATGGTGGCCGAAGAGGGCTGGATCCGCACCCGTTCGGATTGACCGGCAGAGACGCGGAGGGGTTGGCCCAGCGTAAGCACCAAGCCGAGGAAGTGTCGCGCTACACCGGCGTTCCGCGGCCGCTGCTGATGTTTGACGAGACCAGTTGGGGCACCGGGATTGAGCAGCTCGGGCTGTTCTTGATCACCTACTGCTGATGCCGTGGTTCGTCGCCTGGGAAGAGGTGATCGCGCAGTCTCTTCTGACCGAAACGGAGCGCGAGACGCACTACGCGAAGTTCAACGAGGCGGCGCTGTTGCGCGGCTCCCTCAAGGATCAGGCGGAATTCCTGTCCAGGGCGCTCGGCGGCCCCGGGGCCAAGGGCTTCATGACGCAGAACGAGGCTCGCGACAAATTCGACATGAACCGGCACGCCGACGGCGACGGGTTGAACGCGGAGGCTCCGGCCCAAGGAGGCAGTGAATGAAGAAGCCCAACCTGCTGCGGGTGGATGCCCGCGAGCGTCCGCCAGCGATCGGCGAAGTGGCGCACTCAGCCGACTGGCAGTTCGAGACGCGCGCGCTGGCCGAAGACTTCGCCAAGTTCGAGGTGACCGCGCTGGCCGGCACCACGCCGACCATCTCGATCTTCGACTATATCGGCGACGACGGAATGGGCGGCGGCGTGCCGCTCGCGAAGGTTGCGGCCGCGCTGCGGTCGATCGGCAACCAGCCGGTCACCGTCGAGATCAACTCCCCGGGCGGCAACTATTTCGAGGGCGTCGCGATCTACAATCTGCTGCGCCGCCACACCCAAGCGGTGAACGTCCAGGTGCTGGGCATCGCCGCATCCGCCGCGTCGATCATCGCGATGGCCGGTGACACGATCGCCATCGCGCACAATGCCGAGATCATGATCCACCAGGCGCGCGGCCTGTTCATGGGCACGGCCGACGAGATGGGCGACGCGATGGCGACGCTCCAGAAGCTGGATGGCGCGATGGCGGATACCTACGCCGCCCGCACCGGGCTCGACCGCGCCAAGCTGATGGCCATGATGAAGGCCGAAACCTACATCGGAGGGCAGGATGCGGTCGCCCAGGGCTTCGCCGACGAAGTGATGGAGCGCGAGGCGCAGCCCGTCGTCTATGCGTCCGCAGACGAATTCCCGAGCGACCAGGCGTCGCTCGACAAGTTTCTCGCCAAGAAAGCCAACATGCCGCGAGCCGAGCGGCGTGAGCTTTTCAAGGCGCTGAAGGCCGGCACGCCGAACGCTGCCGATCCCGCCACGCTGAACGCTGGCGGAGAACCGGAGGCCGACGTGTCGGCGCTCCTTCAGGCATTGTCTCTCAGCTAAAGGAATTCAGAATGAACATGCACAGTCAGCGTGGCTTCGGCCGCGCGGGCCTCCTCGCCGTGCGCGCCGAGGCCGCTCCCAAGACCGGCACCGTTGCCGATCTCGCCGTCGCTTTTGAGGCGTTCAAGACGGCTCACACGGCGCAGCTCGACGAGTTGAAGACCGGCAAGGCCGACGTGGTGACCGCCGAGAAGGTCGACCGCATCGACGCCGAGGTGGCCAATCTCCAGGCGTTCATCGACAAGCAGGCGGCTCTCACCGCCTCCGCGACGCTGAACGGCGGCAAGGAAGCGCCGCGCGACCCGGAATACACGGCCCAGTTCGAGGCTTACTTCAAGCGCGGCGTCGAAACCGCCAAGCTCGAGGAAGTGCGCGCGGCCGCCACGAAGACGGACGGCGAGGGCGGATACCTCGCCCCGATCGAATGGGACCGCACCGTCGGCAAGCGGCTGAAGCAGGTCTCCCCGATCCGGCAGTTCGCTTCGGTGCAGACGATCAGCGGTGCGGGCTATCGCACCCTCTTTTCGGATCGCAACGTCGGCTCCGGCTGGGTCGGCGAGACCGGCGCGCGACCGGCGACCACCACCCCCGGCCTGACCTCGCTCGATTTCGGGCTGGGTGAGCTCTACGCCAACCCGGCAGCCAGCCAGGGGCTGATCGACGACGCCGAAGTGAACATCGAGGAGTGGCTGGCCGACGAGGTCAGCGTCGAGTTCGACCGGCAGGAGGGCATCGCCTTCCTTTCCGGTGACGGGGTGAACAAGCCCCACGGCGTGCTGACCTATATCACGGGCGGCGCCAACGCGGCTCGTCACCCCTACGGGGCAATCACGACCGTCAACTCCGGCGCCGCGTCGGCGCTGACCGGCGATGGTCTGCTGAACCTCATCTACGCGCTGCCGGCGGAATATACCGGCAACGCGCGGTTCTTCATGAACCGGGGGACTCAGTCAGCGGCTCGCAAGCTGAAGGATGGGCAGGGCAATTACCTGTGGCAGCCGAGCTTCGCGGCCGGACAGCCTTCCACCCTGGCCGGTGAGGCGATCATCGACATCCCTGCGATGCCCGCGGTCGCCGCCTCCGCGGTGGCGGCGCTCTACGGCGACATGGCCGAGACCTACCAGGTCATCGACCGCATCGGGATCCGCGTCCTTCGTGATCCGTACACGAACAAGCCGTTCGTGCACTTCTACACGACCAAGCGGGTCGGCGGCGGGGTCAAGAACCCCGACGCGATGAAGGCTCTGGTGATCGCCGCCTAAGCCGCTGGGGCAGGGCTTCGCGTCCTGCCCCACCAACCTTTCGAACGAGGAACAGCACCATGACCTCCACCAAGAAGACCGTGGACACCACGAATGTGAATCTCTCCGACCGGCCCGGCGTGCCCGACACCAAGGGCATGACCGAAGACAACCTGGCACCGGCTACCGAAATGGCGGCGTCGGGCGCCTTCATCGAGCCGACCATCGTGGAGCGGATCGACACGTCGCACCCGGCGGTCGACAATGCGCCGCGCAAGGGCCAGCCGGTCGTTTCGAACCAGATCGACTTCAACGATCCGACGCTCGGCGATGCCGATGCCGTTGCTGAAAATCTGAAGGCCCGCTAAGGTAACGAGGCCCGGAAGGACGCTAATCCGACCGGGCCTCTACACCAACGAACTGGCGGGTTCGCGATGCTAATCAAGGATAGCCCGAGGCGCAGGGTCTCTCAAGCGCCGCCCAAAGAAACCACCTGTTTCGCTGGCTGCGGCGCGGCCGTTCTGTACCGCACGAACCCTCGGGTCTGTTGCCCGCCTTGCCAGCGGTCGCGCCGGCTTGAGCGGGCTCGCAAGACGGCGGAGCGCCTTCGCCGGGGCCGGGGAGTGGAGCCGGTAAAAGGCACCGCGATCACCTGTCAGAGGTGTGGCTGCGACTTCATCCGGAAGGGAATTGCCGCCAAGTTCTGCGCCACCTGCCGGCCGCTTCACATTTTGGAGGAGGCCAGAGAGGCTTCAAAGCTCAAAGCCGGAACGGAAGCTGGGAGGGAATATTCCCGACAATGGAGCCGTCTGAAGCGAGACCGGGACCCGGGCTTCCGGGTGTCTGCCCACATGCGGACGATGATGCATCGGGCGTTCGGCTCCGGCAAAGCTGGCCGCAGCTGGAAGACATTCGTGCCGTACACGCTCGCTCAGCTGATGGAGCACCTGGAGCGACAATTCCTCCCGCGCATGACGTGGGAAAACCAAGGCGAGTGGCACATCGATCATGTGCGGCCGCTATCAAGTTTCAAATTCGACAAGCCTGAAGACGCCGCGTTCCAAGAGGCTTGGGCGCTTTCCAATCTGCGGCCGCTCTGGGGCCTAGACAACATTCGCAAGCAGGCGAGGAGGACGCACCTCCTCTGAAGGAGGTGGCATGTCCGAGCCGGTCAGCCTCGAACTAGCGAAACAGCACCTGAGGGTGCTTGACGGCGGCGAAGACGCGCTGATCCAGGGCTACATCACCGCCGCGCGCCGGTGGGTCGAGAACTACACCGGCCACATCCTGGTGCAGCGCGAGGTCACCGAGCATCACCCGGCGTTCGGGCGCTTCTTCGACCTGCGCTGGCGGCCCTTCGATCCGGAGACGGTGGAGATCGGCTACACGGATGCGGACGGCGCGGGGCAGAGCGTGTCGGGCCTCACCGCATCCGGCTCGCGGGTCTATCCCGCCTTCAACACCTGGTGGCCAGCGACGCGGCTGAACACCGGGATCACGATCACCTACACGGCGGGATACGATCCCGGTGAGGAGCCGGAGGAGCTGCTGCAGGCGATCCTGCTGCTGGTCGGGCACTGGTATCTCAACCGTGAAGCGGTCGGGCAGGGAATGAATGAGGCACCATTCGCGGTAACCGCCTTGGCTGATCAGCGCCGGGTGCCCGGGCTCTGATGGCCATTCCCACCCTCGCAGCTGGCCGGCTGCGCGAAAAAATCACCATCCGGCGCCAGGCCGATGTCCCAGATGGCGAAGGGGGTTTCGTGCGGAGCTGGACGGACTTCGCAACGGTGTGGGCGGAGGTCTGGAATCAATCGGGGCGGGAAGCGGTAATTGGCGCCACCCTAACCGGCGTCTCCACATTCCGGATCACTATCAGAATGCAGCCCGTATGGCGCAACGGGGGAGGCCCTCAGGCGGCCGACCAGGTGCTTTGGCGAGGTCTGGAGCTCAACATCATTGCGCCGCCGGCAGACCCAACAGGCCGGGGTGAGGCGCTCATGTTCATGGCGGATACGTCTGCCCCGCAAGGGGCCTAATAGGAGAGAGAATATGGCCGAGGTGAAAGCGACACGTGGTTTCCAGCACGGCTATTACGGCACCAAGGAGAAGGGCGACAAGTTCGACTATCCGGTGACGGAGGATCCTCACGGCCTGTTGGCGGACGGGTTCGTCGAGCGGGCGGCGGGCGGCGGCACGAGCACTGCGAAATCCGGACAGGATAGCTGACCCTCGATGGCGACGGGCGGCCGCGCCGGCGTTCGGGGAAAGAGCGCAATCCGCAAGCTGCTTAAGGCTCTGCCGGACGATGCCCGCACTGAAATTGCGGAGGTTCTTGAGGTCGGGGGCCGGCAGATTCTTGCTGCGCAGCGGGCCTCCGCGCGACGCCGGTCGGGCAAGCTGGCGGCGGGGCTGCGGATGCGGTTCGCGAAGAAGTCCCTGTCGTTGAAGATCGGCATCGTCGGCAAGGCTTCGGCGCGGAAGCTCTTCTATGCCCGCATCCTGGGGGGTGGCCGAAAGGCGCAGACGGTCCAGGTTCGTCGCCAAGGCGCGGCTCCTTACGCACTGAGAGTTAAGTCGCGCGATCCGGAACCGGTGATTGATCCCCCTGGCGCGAAGGCAGCGCGGCGCAAGGTTCTGAGCAACCTCAAAGAGGTTTGGGCGAAGGCTATCGCAAGCCATCCCCCGGGAGGGCCGAATGGCGATTGATGCGGCGGCTGCGGTACAGCAGGCGGTGTTCGGCGCGCTTAGCGTTCCTGCGCTGACAGGAATGGCGACGGTGACCCAGCATGTCCGCCAAAGCGAACAGCCGCCATTGGTAGTGATTGGCGCTATCACTTTGGACCCCCAGGGCGGGAAGGACGGCGGGCTCGATCAGGCGCGATTCGACGTCCTGACCTATGTGCGGGAGCCTGGGCGGGCCCCCCTTTACGCCCGGATGAACATCGTGCGCGAGATGCTGGACGGGGTGAAGATCATCGCTCCTGCGGGCGTCTCGCTCACCGAGCCCGTGCTGGAAAGCCAAGCCGACGACTTGCTGGAAGACGGCCAGACTTACGAGGGCACGCAGACCTTCAGCTTGTTCGTGCAGCCCGCCTGAGAATCCAGAGACGCCGGGGCAAATAGGGGGCGCAACCCTAGAGGCGAGCCATTGAACTTTGACCCGCCGCCGGCGGGTTTTTCTATGGAGAATCGAAATGGCCAAGAAACTGGGCAACGACTACCGGCTGTGGATCGAAAGCGCCACGCCGGGCACCTATAACGAGATCAAGGGCAACACGACGCTCACCCGCAATCGCAGCGGGTCAACGATCGACACGTCCTCGAAGGAAAACTTCCCCTACGGGACCCAAGCGGCCGGCATGCGCACGATGTCGATCGGCGCGACGTTCCGCCCCGATCTTCCCGACGCCAACGGCTACGGCCGCCTGGAGACACTGGCGAACAGCGCCACCGCGACGCCGTTCAATGTGCAGATCCGCAAGGGCGGCTCCGCCGGCGCCACCCCCGGCGATGTGGTGTTCGCAGGGTCGGTTTACGTGACCGACTTCAGCGACTCCCAGAACCAGAATGCCGTGGTGGAGGTCACCTGCACCTTCGTCCTGGCGGCCGCGCCTGAAACCGACACGCTGCTTTAACCATGGCGTCTAAAGAGAAGGCGTCCCCGGTCGATCGCCGCGGGCAGATACAGATCGAGCTGGAGGGCGTGGCCTACGGGCTGCGCCCCAGCTTCGCCGCGATCGAGGTGATCGAAGCCCAATGCCGGCCTCTCGGCGAGCTGGTGGCGGCCCTGAACGATCACCGGCTGCCGATCCGCGAAATGGGCATCATCACCGCCGAGCTCATGCGGGCTTTCGGAGAAGCGCACCCGAACGATCCCAACATTTCCACATACCGTGGTGCGCAGGCGCGCAAGCTGGCGGAGCTGATCTATGACGAGGGCACCGCCAAGGCGCGCGTGATCCTCTTCATCGTTCTCGCTGAGGCGATGGGCGGGGGCTTCACCGCGTCGGGGGAAGCGAAGCCGGCGACGGAGACGAAGGCGACCCCCGGCGCCGGCAAGCAGGAATAGCTACGTCCCAGTGGGGGTGGCCGCCGGAGTCGTTCTGGCGCGCGACCCCGCATGAATGGTTTGCGGCTTACGAGAGCTACAGGGAGGCGAATAAGGCGGAGGAGAATTAATCCCGGGCTGGCAACCGGTTGCGAACCTCATGGGCGACCGTCAGCAGCCGGTGCCGCTGTGCTATCCCGCAGAGGCAGTACGGCACAACCGCCACAGCGACGCCGAGAGCAAGGCCCTCAGGGCTTGGGGTTTTGTAGATGATCCAGCCGCCGACGAGCGCGCCGAGTGCGGCAATGCCTTCGAGTATCAACACAAGTGCCGTAGAAAGCATGCGGAGCGCTCCAGCAGCGGGTGAACGCAAGCAGCTACCGGTTAGTGAGCGCCTTTTCCAGTAACTGTCGCACAGCCTCGTCGCCCCGGCAGCGGGGTTGGCTAAGCGAAAAGGTATGTAGGGTGGCCAGCAACGGCCGCCCTTTCTGCATTTGGAGAGTGTCAGAATGGCCGTGGGCGAGAATCTCCGCGAACTGGTGCTGAAATTTTCAGCGCAGACGGAACTCGCGCGCAAAGCCATTCGGGACCTGCGCGAGAGCCTTGATCGCGACACCGACAAGATGGACAAGGACCTCGACAAGGTCTCCCGCTCCAGCGACGCCGCGTCGGAGAAAATGAACCGTGCGTTCCGCACCGTCGCCGGAACACTGGCGGGCGTGATCAGCGTCGGCGCCGCGGCAGCTGCGGCACGAAGCTTCCTAAAAATCGCCGATGACGCCAAGCAGCTGGAGTCGCAGCTTCGACTCGCGACGAAGGAGCTTGGCACCTTCACCGCTGCCCAGGCCGATGTGCGGCGCATCTCGGAGGAAACCCGCACCGCGTTGGCGGATACGGGCCAGCTCTACGCCGCGTTCATGAGAAACGCGGTCGAGCTTGGGATCAGCCAAGAGCAGGCTGCGCGCTCCACGGAGACGGTCAACAAGGCCTTCCTGATCTCAGGCACCTCGGCCGAGGACGCGGGGAATTCCATTCGACAGCTGCTGCAGGCGTTTCAATCGGGCACCCTGCGCGGCGACGAATTCAATTCGATGATGGAGGGCGCCCCCCGATTGGCCAAGCTGCTCGCCGACAGCCTGGGCGTGCCGATCGGGCAGCTTCGGAAGATGGCCGAAGCGGGGCAGCTCACCTCTGCCAAGCTGACCACCGCCTTCACCGACGCCCGCTTCACGAAGGCGCTGGACGAGGAATTCAAGACGCTGCCGATCACGTTCGACCAGGCGATGCAGCAGGTCAGCAACTCGGCGCAGATCACCTTCTCCGCCTTCGACCGCGGTGGCCAGTTCAGCAACAGCATCGCCGAGTTCTTCGCCGGCGGCGCGGATGGCATGGCCTCGATGGAGCAGAAGGCCGAGGAAATGGGCATCTCCATCTCCTCCACGCTCGGCGGGCTCTACAACGCCTGGGATCCGTTCGGGGAAGGGGCGGGCAACATATTCCAGATGATTGCGGAGGATTTCCGCGTCACGGCCCGAGGCATTATGGGGCTGATGGACGAAATTGGCGCCTACTGGAAAACGATCAGCGACAGCTTCGACTTCTCGGGCGGCGGCACCTTCGGCCACGCTCGAAGCGACGAAAAGGCTCAGGGTATGTGGTCGCCGCAGGGCGGCCACCAGGTCGTTACCTACACCGGCGAGGAAGACGCGCGCTGGTGGATGCCTGAGCGACGGGAAACCGGTCGGCGCGCGATGACGCCAGGTGAGGTCCGCGAGTTCGAGCGCGACCCCGCCAACTTCAGGCCGAACAGCAACGTCACGCAATTTGACGTAGGCTCCGGAGACAGCGAAGAGCGACTGCGCGTAGCCCAAGGGCGGCGCAGCGCGGGGGCCTCTCTCGACGTGGCGCTGGGGCTCCTCGGCGCCGGCGACCGCCGCGCTCCGCCCCGCCGCGCCCCAGCCAGAAGTGGCAGCGGTAGCGGCGGGACCGGCGGCTCGAGCAGAACCCGCGCCACTGACGTCTGGGGTCGCGTCATCAGCCGGCCTGGCGCCGCGCGCGACGGCGGGAGGCGGGTCCACCAAGGCTATGACATCGCACCGTTGAGCGATCCGGCATGGCGACCGGGCCAAGATTTCAGGGTGGAGCGGCCGCGTAACGGCGCCCGATCCGGCCTAACCGCAGACGTGATCCTGGCCGACGGCACGAAGATGACGTTGATGCACTTGGCACAGCCCGCCACGGCCGGCAGCTATCGCGCCGGGCAGGTTGCCGCCATTGCCGGAAACACGGGGAACGCGAGAACCACCCCCACACACTTCCATGTGGAAGCGAGCCGGGGCGGGCAGCGGATCGACCCTAGCAAGTATTTCACCGGGCCCGGCTCCCGTCCCCCTACCGGCGTCGTGTCGGCTGCTGACAAGGCCCAACGTGATGCCGAGCGGCTTGCGGACATCCAGCTGCGACATGCCGAGCAGATGGAGCGGGAGGCCCGTCAGATCGGGGCCCGCTACCTCAGCGCCCAGGAGCGCCTGGCCACCGCAGCGGAGGACCGCGAATATCTCGCCGCGGAGCAGATAAGGCGCGAGCAAGCTTTCTTCGAAGCGGACATTCGGCGTGACGCGGACGAGCGTTCGGCGGAGGATCCTCAAAACGCCGAGCGCTACCGGCTGCATGCGGCGCAGCTGGTGCTGCTGAACAGCCAAGTCGCAGATCTGGAGGTGCAGGCGATCGCCGACGCGCAGATGGCGCGGCTGAACGCGGATGCCCGGCAGGTGCGTCTGGCTTCCCTGGAGGACGAGCAAGCCTTGCTCCAACTGCAGGGCAGCTTGGCGGAGACGCAGGCCGATCGGGAGCGGATCGGACAGCGCCTTCTCAACCTATCGATGGAGCAGGAGCGGCTTCAACTCCAGGAGATCATTTCCGAGAAGGAGAGGCTCGGCATGGTCGACGGCGAGCTGCGAATTGCTCGTAGCCGCCTCGCCAGTCTGGGAGAGCGCGGGGCCCTTCAACAGGAGGCTCTTGATCGGGAGAACGAGGGTCCGCGCGACCGCTACATGCGCGAGCTGCGAAACGGGGCCGCCAATGTCGATGAAGAGCTGGAGCAGCTCGGCGTCGACGCGATGCGCGGTCTGAAGGAAGAGACCGCGGGCGCGATCACGGCCATGCTGGGCCTCAAGGGCGCGATCGGCGGCGTGGCCGAACGGCTGCTCTCAATGGCGCTGGATCGAGGTATCATGATGCTGCTGGAGGCACTCGGCGGTGGCAGGTCGGCTGGGACCGGCGGGGCCGACTGGGCCAGCGGCTTACTGGGTGAGATTGGTGGGATGTTTGGGGGCCTCTTCGGAGGTGGCGGGGGTGTGCCGCCCGGGTTCAGCCCGCGGGAACATGGCGGCCCCGTGGAAGCGGGCATGGCTTATCTTGTGGGTGAAAGGAGGCCCGAGCTGTTCGTGCCCCGCCAGTCCGGCTTCATCGTGCCGAAAGTCCCGTCGATCAGCGTGGGCGGCGGCGGCCGCGGCGGCGGCGCGGTTCATCACCACCACAACCACTTTCAGGGCAACCTGATGACGCCCGAGTTCTGGGGAGTGATCCAGCAGGGCGATATGGCTGCCAAAAGCGGCGGCGCGGCGGAGGGCGTGTCCCGGCTGCGGCGTAGCGCCGCTCGACGGTTTCCGGGAAGCTGAAATGGCAGCTGTGGACCTCAGCGCCTACCCGTTCCGAACGGCTGGTCCGCGCATGATCGACATGGGTGGCGAACAGACTTCGCCGTTCGGTTCGTCCACTCGGGTAAACCGCATGGGGAACCACTTCGCCATCGAGCTGGAGCTGCCGCCGATCAGGGAAGAGCCGGACGGCCGGACGCTGTCGGCGCTCCTTCGGCTCGCAAAGCGGGAGGGGGCGCTCTACCGGTTCCCCCAGCCAGGGCTTGCGATCGGTGTCCCCGGCAGCCCGGTGGTGGATGGGACCGTGGCGGGGGGCACTTCGTTGCCGCTGCGGGGGCTGACGCCGCACTATGCGATCCGGTTCGGCCAGTTCCTGTCCCTCGTTCATGCGGGGGTCCGCTATCTCCACTCGGCGGCCGCCGCAGTTATTGCCGATGCTTCCGGCGAGGCGACGGTCACTGTCGATCCGATGCTGCGGACCAACCTCAGCGACGGCGACACCGTGGAGCTGGCCAAGCCGATGATTGAAGGCTGGTTGGGCGGCGATAGTGTGGGGTGGCGGGCGATGACCGAGCCGTTCACCTCCTACGAGGCGATCGTCATCACGGAGGGATCATGACCTTCGCCGGCCGCTCCGTCACCCTGGCCGGCATAGTCGACATCGAACTGCCCGAGGCAACGCTGCGCCTGTGCGACGGTGGCTACATAACCTTCGCCGGGGAGTCCTACCGCGCCAAGGACCCCGAGTGGGGCACGCTGGGCGAGATGGAGCCGTTCCAGGAGGCGGTGGGGGACGAGGCGCCCGGAGGATCGATGCAGTTCCTCCCGGTCTCGGCTGCGGCTGCGGCACGGCTCGCTCAGCCGGCCAACCAGATGGCCCCGATGCGCTTCCGGCTGGTGCGGGTGGATCAGGAGACCGGAGCGGCTGACGAGGCTTCGGCCGAACTGATCGCCGACATGCT